GGTTGGAAAGTATCTTGACCAACTGCTCTCACCATTTGTAGTGGAACATATGGACAATAGAACATACCAGCATCGTAAGGTGAAGTACCTTTGTAGCCTACAACATAGTATTGTGTAGCCGATGAGTTTGCACTATATGGGTCAATATATACTTTATATCTGCCGTTAAGAACACCAGCAAAAGTATTGCCTGTGTCATCAACATTTAGATTATTGTTTAATGCAGGTGTGTAATCAAGTACGCCAGCCATTTGCAACGCAGAAGCAACATCTGAAGAACAGATAATCATGTTACCTTTTCCTCTTCTTGTTCTTTGTGCAATTCTGTTAGCATCTCTTTCCAACTGGAACATTAGACCTTTAAATCTCTCAACTGACCATCTACCGTTTGAGTCCGTATCTAAATCAAAGATACCAGCAGTAGTTGTGTTGACAGCAGCACCTTTTTCAGCGTTGATGTAAACAGTTCTAACAACTTCTCTGTTGATTTCCGCAAGGATTTCAGCAGATAAGATATTTGCTAGTTCTGTTTCAGCATCTAAACCGTGAATTGCTTTAAGGTCTTGTGCAAGTTCCATAGTGTACTCAGCTTTTAAAGCTCTTGATTTAGCAGTCACAGTTGATTTCTCAATTGAGAATGCCATCTCAGCGAAAGCGTTACCGCTGTCATCGCCTAGGGCTTCAGCAGCTGCTGTAGTCATAGCACCACCAGTAGTATATGTACCGGCAGATGGACTATCATTTAGAGCACCTGGATTGTTGTTAGGTGAAGCTGAGTGAGCACTTTGTGAGTACCCAGTGTTTGTGCTTGAACCAGCAGCATTTCTTCCTGAGAAGTCTGTGTCTGCTTCGTCAAACATTGCTTCATTGCCTGTTTGGTTAGTATATCTGCTTCTCATTGCAAAGATAAGTCCAGTTGGACCAGTCATTGGCTGAACGCCAGCGATATCATATGCAATCAAATTCGGCATTGCTCTTCTTACTAGAGAAATTAGGATTGGATCCCAATTCGCTACTGAAGAACCAGTCGCATTTGTTGGAGCAGCTTCTGTCATGTAAGCTCTATCTTCTTTAAGAGCGTTTTCTTGGTTTTCCAAGATAACAGATGTAACGGCTCGTCTGTAAGAGTCCTTGATTTCTGGTAAATCCGGGTGCTCTAATACAGGCTGCCATTTCTTTTCATGTGTTTCTGAAAGATACATTGTTTCTCTCTCCTATTTATTTATTATTGACAATTTTCATGTCTTTAGTTTTACTTATAGCAGCAGTATAAGCAGCCATTGCATTTGATAAGTCTTCAGTTAAAACTGAATTCTCACCTGCCGCCACATCATCAAGCTCTTCACTTACTTCTGTTTTCTTACCAAAATAACTTTCCTTGATAGTAGCTACTTTAGTTTTGAATTCTTCTGTATTTGAAGCATCAATTTCTTCAGCCAACTTAAAAAATTTCTCTTTTGAAGTGTCTGCTAAGTCTTCCGCAGCTTCAGCTACGATTGCCTTTTGGACATAATCAAAGTTTGATTTGTTAAGTACGACATTCTTTTCGATTTGCTCGTTGAGTTTCTTTTCAAGGTCTTCAATTTTACCTGCTTGGTCCTCTAACACATTGTACTTTTCATCTGGTACATCAATGTAGTGGTCTTCAAACAGTTTTTTCAAACCTGAAATGAAATCTTCAGCGATTTCGCCTTTAATTCCTTTTTCTAAAGCAAGTTCGTTGTCTTTCATCCATTCTTCAACTACATAGTTCAAGTATGAATCCACTTTTTCAACTAACTCATCTTTAGATTTCGAAATTTCTTCTTCGAATTTAGTATTATAATCAGCTTCTAAGTATTCTTCGATTTCTGTTACCTTTGATTTGATAGCAGCTTCGAATACTGTAGCAGCCTTAGTTTTAAATTCTTCTGATAAATCGTCTTCTCCGGCGATAAGAGCGTCAACATGTTCAGTTACATCAATTTCTTCTTTCTTCATCTTGTGTTTTGAAGCGTTCATTGAACCGTAACCTTCTTCTTTGTCATCTTTCTTACCATCCTTCTTGGCTAAATATTTTTTTAACCCGTCAGGCATTTCACCTTCGTTTACGATATTCTCATCAGAATCCGTTTCTTCCGTTTTAGTGCTTTGACCTGGATGTGATACTTTAGTAACACCGGCATCCGTGTCAGGTTTCCCAGCTGTATCAGGTGAACCACCTTTATCAGCAGTAGCGCTAATCTGGTCAGAAACTTTTGTAGACTTTTTAGTTGCGTCTGGATTGCTGTCAGTAGGTTTAACTACAGCTGGACCTAAATCTTCTGCATTATTCATGCTTGCGATATGAGAAGGCTCAGCCGCAACAGCATTCTTCTTAGGTGCATCCGCAGCTGCTTCTGCAACAGCCTCAGCCTCTAACGCCTCTAAGTTTTTAACTTCTGTTTCGGACATTTGAGATATCTCCCTTTAGTTTAATCTTAAAAAAAATTAATTTTTTTCTTTTACTATTGATATTTATAATATTAAAGTTTTCCAAGAAAATTCTTAAACACTTTGACCTTGGCTTCTGCTAATGCATGACTTTTGGCCTTCTGAATTTCACTCTTCCAAGCTTCAATATCTTTCTCTAACAATACACCGTTATCCCAAACCCACTCTTTACTCTCCATGATACCTTCTACAAAAGCATCTGGAGCGCTTGGGTCTGCAACGATATCGGCGGCTGTAGCTAAGTAAAAATCCTTACCCACATAGTTAGCACCACCTTTTTGCACCAAGGAACCCATACCACGAGAAGAAACACCAAGTGTTGCACCCTCGTCAATAAGATTTTTTACAATCTTACCATATGGAGTATCCATGATTTTCGCTTCACCGATAAAGTTCTTGCCTTCCGGCGTAAGCGCTTTAATCATGTGCGAAACTCTTTCCAAATTAACAGTCGGTCCGTCAGGATGTCCTAACTCTCCGAATGCTCTACCTTTTTGGATAAATTCTTTGTCGTATCTGCCAACTTCTTTGGCTAAAATGTCGTTCTCGTAGATACGACCATTTCTGTTTTTGATATCAGATTGTAAGAAGATACCACGAATTTTATATTCTTTTTTACCATTGTTTTCTTCAACAATGTATTCTGCATCTACTACTTCTTCTGAAATTAATTTCATTATTCTCTCTCTTTTGATACTCTCTGTAATATATTTATAATACTTTTTACCTAAACTCTACAATTAATGTGTAATTGTCACCATTTGCAAAGTTTCTAGTAGATAATATTAAATCTCCAGTTGGTGCCGTAGCATTATTTAATACTTCATCACCAGCATCTCTAAAGTCCCAATAACCGTTTCCTGATAATAAAAGAGCAGTTGCATTAGTGGTGCCTCCCCACAACAACTCAACCGCCGATTTATTATTTGTAGTATTGACAGAATACCAGACTTTACTAATCTTTCTATTTCCATCCTCTGTCATAAAAGTTAGTGCTGATGCATCAACCTTTGTGACCAAGGACTCGCCTGTGCCGTCTGAAATATTAGTTAGTTTGCAAACATACTTTACGCCTGTAGTGTCTGCAATAGTTTGTACTGATACTGTATCTGCCATATTATTATCCGCCTACTGATACAGCATGTGCATGACTTGTAGCTGCTGTAATCTTGTCTGTTGGGTCTTTGATGATAGTAATTTCATCACCAGCTGCGTGTAAATAGAATTCACCAAGCTTTGTGTTGTCTGCAAGATTGACCGTACCTGTTACAGTACCACCAGTTGCAACTATTCTAACAGCCGTAGCTGAACCTATGTTATTAGCACTAGGGTCATTTACTACATCTCCCAATATTTTAAATGTCGCCATTTGTTTTTCTCCTAATTAAACTGTGCTTCAACTTCGTTATTGAAATAGTTGTGTAACACACTTGTATTTACATTATGTTGTACAGCAGTCTTATCAACTGCCGTTTCAAAGTTTGTTAATATTGTTCCTTCTTCTTTATCTAAATTTTTAAAGAAGTCGTTTACCACATCTTTATGTAAAGGTGATAAACTATTAAATGTGTCAGTGTCAATCTCGTTTTGAGATTTCAAATCACTGAGTTTCATCAGCAGCAACCTCTACTGGTGCCTGAGGCGCTTCAGCTTCTGGCTGAGGTGCATCGTTTGGCTCAAAAGTAATTTGTTGACCCTCTGTATCATAGATAGCATCTGTTCTATCATTAGTACCTGCATATTCTGGTTTAGGGTCGCTAAAAGATTGTGCTTCATCTTGACCTGGCGTAGCTGCACTAAAAATTTTACTTGCAACATCTTGTCTTGCTTGGTCTAGTGAAGTAGCTACCTTATCTCTAAGGGCATCTTTGAACGCCTCACCTGCATCTGCATTTTGGCCGTTTGCTAAATTGTCTATAAATGCTTTTGTATGTTCACTCATATTTCACTCCTAAATTGTATCTGATACATCATCGGTTGGTGCCGAAATAATGCCATCATCAACTTCTTTCCTTATTTGTTTATCAATGTCTTCGATATCTCTTTGAGATTGTCTAAGGACATTTTTTCTAATATACTCTACTGAATAATATTTACCAACATAATCTCTCATTTGGTCAGCAAGTCTTAATCTCTCTTGTAACATTTCACTTTCTTTTAGTTCAGCAAAATGTCCGTCTTGTAAGAAACTATATTGTAAAGTATCCCTTACAGTATGCCAATCTTCATCAGCAATAACTTTCTTTAAGACCAATTGAGTTCTTAAAACATCGTTAAATAACTCAGTAAATTTCTTTCTTAATCTTTGTACGAATTTAGTAAACTTCAATTCATCTCTTGTAATTTCAGTAGAACGGCCAAGATTAAATCCTTGACTTGCTTCTAATCTACTTGCTGGTACATTCAATGAACGATATAGTTTACTTCTAAAGTATTCAATGTCTGTAATCTCACCTAAGTTTTGACCACCAGGAAGCGTAGAAATATCTGTACCTCTACCACCCTCTCTACTTGGTAACCAGAAATCTTCGAGCATTGACATATAGTTTCTGTCATCTCTAATCTCACCAGTTTGTGCATCATAGACAAGTTTATTTCTATACTTGGCCATAACATCTCTTAGATATTGTTCAGCTTTGACTTTAGGTAAATTACCTACATCAATTTTGAATATTCTTCTTTCAGGCGCTCTAGCAATTCTGTAAATTACAGCAGCGTCTTCAATCATTCTCAACTGATTAACAGGTTTGATTGCCTTGTGTAAGTAAGACAAAATCATATTCTTATTTTGGTCAATCATTCCTGACGGACAAAATGCGATTGCATCTACAGCAATCTTAATACCTGATGTGGTTGAGTTTGTAACACCTTTTTCGTTGAACATGAAGTATTCTTCAAATTCATCGGCCATACTAGTGCCTACTGGAATAGCAACACCGTCTGGTCTTCTCTTTCTTAACTCTCTAATCTTTTTGATTTTACGAGGGTCAATATATCTTAACTCGGTTATACCCTTTACAGGAGAGTTTCTATCAATAATCTTATGATAGTAAATTCTTCCATCAACATACCATCTTCTGAATATGTCGTGGCCTTTGGTGTTAAAATCTAACATCCTCAGGACTTCCATAAATTCGTTTTCAATTTTTCTTC